TGTTGCCATGTCTAATAATTTTTATAGCAGTTATTTTAAAAACATTTGCGGACGTCCTAACGCATCAAGTACTTGTTGTGTTAGCGAGTCCTGCTGACTTGGCTCTGTGTTAGTTTGTGGAGACTGAGCGTCAATGTTTGCTGCACGCTCGACAATGGTACGTTGTCCATCGCTGAGTCCTTGCTGGTAAATGCTTTGAAGAATGTTCGGGAGATTATCCGTCACAGTTCTGTGCATGTTCCAGAGGTCGTGGTCCCATTGACCTTCGTTGTCCACATAATTATCAAAGAACGAAGTCATATCGCCGTTAGATTTAGCCAACTCATTTCGATAATCCTGTGATACACCATAATTAAACGCGCGTCCATTCGGTAGGTCAAAGGCAATTTCGCCTAACTCCCCGAGTGAGCGTTGATTAGATTGCATCCAAGCATTATCAAAAGGATTTGGTTCATCCTCTTGCGTGGGTGAAGACTGTACGATTGGTGCTGTGTATTCGTTACGCAACATACCAATACTTTGACGAGCCTTCTCTGCGTCAACCTTTAACTGAATGTTCGCGAGTCTGATTTCATCTTCATTATACAAGGAGTCATCAGTTCGGTATTTAGAGTTGATAAGTAAATCAATCTCATCATTACCTAACGATGGGTATTCACTGGCCATGTGCACACGCATTACAGTGCGATCGTCCATTTCAGACGGATCTAATGACTGATAGCGGAACCAATCTTCCGGTGAACGTCCTGTCTTCTCGACAAAATCAGCAATCACTTGAATCCTTGGGTCAAGGTCTTGCGCAGGTATTGAAGCGGGTTCGGTTGATTCCATTTCCGGGCTCGTCGCCTCTTCGCTTAGGGCCTGGAAGAAATTATCTAATTCCGCTTGTGTTTCATTCAAAGAACTTTGCTCTTGTTCTACATATTGTACAGGGGCTGCCTCCTGTTGAACCTCTTGTTGTTGAACTGGTCCTTGCTCAACTGGTGCGCTTGGTTCTGGCGCTGTAGTTTGTTGAGGCTCGACCGGTGCTTCTTCCACTGGTTGTGTTTGTTCTTGCACTGGTTGTGCCTCTTGTGTTGGTTGCGCATCCTGTGTAGGCGGGGTATCTGAGATACTAAACCCGGCGTCCTGGATTGCTTGCTCCATACTTGATTCTACGTTGTCCATTTTAAAAAAATTTAACTGATTGTTGCAAAATTAAAAAACAATTACTACGTTTAGGGCAGTGAAACATTTAACCGATTTACTATGAAACATTTCATTTTAAGCCTATTACTCCTGCCTGGAGTAGTAGCAAAAGCACAAACAGAGTTGCCGACAGCAAAGGTTGGTGACACCACATTCTACTTCATTCAGAACGACTATTATTTAGATGTGATGGAGTTTGAGATTACGCAAGGTATGTCAAGCATGGGCATACAGATGATTGGGTCAAAAACGTATCTATTCAGACACGACTGGGACAATGATCTTGTTTACGCACTTCCGTATGATGATGTTTATCCGGGAGTTGCAATATCGTACCCGTATGAGAATCACACCTACAACAATCGTTACGAGTCGACTAAGCAATGCAAAGACCTTAGAAAAAAGTACAGGTGGGATATACAACGTAACTAAACTAAAAAAGGGAGGCTGATGCCTCCCTTTCTTTTTTAAGGTGTTTTAGACTTGTGCTATTAATTTGGACCACGCATTTGGTCTACATAACCGCTGTGGTATTTTGGCATTGTACCAAATTGATTATATGCATCTGAACCGGCGTATTCGTTCAATAATTGGATAACACGCTGTCTCATTGTCTCTTCATTTTGATACCTCGCTTGGTCATAGGCTTCATCAGTAAACTCTCCAGAGTCACCCCCGTAATAGTTTTCAATAAGTCTATCTCCAAGGTCCTGTAGTATGTTGAATTCCTTCATCTCTGGTTTGAATCTCGCGCGCTCTCTTCTTTCGAAAAAATCCTTGTCTGATTCTCCTGGATTTCTCTTTATCGACCTGTGGTCTTTTCTTTTTGCGTTTTCTGCCCTTTGTATACGTCGAGCATATTCGTCGTTAGACAATTCGACAGCGCGATTCATAAGTCGATCAAATTCCATATTACCAGGGCTTCCTTCTGCAAGTCCTTGGCCAGCAGCCATGCCAAATGCTTGCTGCAGAACCTGTTCTGGGGTCATGTCAGAACCGCCCAATGTGCTTGGATCAAGATTGTATTGTTCTGTAACCGCTTGAAGGAAGTTATCAATAGTAGGCACTACGCTTGAGTATATCTGGCCCTGGGCTCCTCTCGAGGTTTTACCAGCCCCAGTTGTGTAATTTTCTTTCCCGCTACGAACGTATCTTGCTATCTGCGCGGCTGTGCTTGGCTTTTTTGTACCGGTGTTGATTGAATACGCATCGCCTGCCATGCCTATATCAGGAGTAGTTCCTACTTCCTCAAACGCTGCGTATAACTCATCGGCTTTAGTTGGAGGGCCGTTCTGTCCGCCGTTTTCATACATGGCTTTACCGCCCCTACGATACATCATCATTCCGCCTCCTGCATATGTGTTCTTAGCGCCTGGTTCAAGGCCTGCTGGTGCACCAAGTTTTGTGGTTAATGGTTTCATTTCGCCGCCCATACGATACTTCATAGCACCGCCGTGGCCGTAATCCATTTTGCCACCCATGGCCATTTTTTTCAACATGCCCTCAGCCATCTTGCGTTGGGCAGGGTCTTTTAGCAGTGCCTTCAAAAGACCGCCGCTCTTGTACATTGACTGTAATTTCTTGTTCATGTCTATGAATGTTTGTATTGCAAATCTAAGGAATGTTGCGTAAGTTTATACAAGTGAATTTAATACTATGAAGACTAATTACGAATCTCGTATGACTGTTGAAAGCAAGTCTGTGATTAGCAAGATTGCTGATTACGCTGCGGGCAACATGATTCGCACAAAAGGTAAATCGGAATTGTACTCACGTATCATGAATCGCTGTGCGACTATGATCGGTACTTCTTTACCTTCTTCTTAATCTTATCCGGCTGAGCAACGAACTGCTTTCCTTTTCTATTACCTTCTGCTTTGGCTCTGTTTGTAGCAGCCTTCTCAGCAGGAGACAGGGCTTTCCATGCGGCATCTGGTAGATATCGTTTCTTACCTTCTGACTTACTGCCGTCAGAGGTTCTCCACTTTTGCTTGGTCCACTTCTTTAGTGATTCCTGTGATTTCTTGAGTGCCATTAGTTTTTGTATCCACCACCTGCGGCTTTGTATGCTTTGGCTAACATCTGTGCTTTACGTGCAGACCATTGCCCAGGCTTACCGCCCTTATTACCTGCTTTGATTCGGTTGAATATACGCTTACGCATTCCAGGCTTGGTGTAGTTACCAGCCTCGTTTACTTTTGATTTGCCGCCCTTTCTATACTTCTTGACCATTACCACTTTACTTTATTAGCCCAGTAAGCAGCAGACATCTTACCTTTCTTGATGTTCTTTCTATGACGCGCCTTGAATGATGCACGTTTTTTCTTCATGCGATCAGACTCCCCGGCTTTTGGCTTACCCGCTGTTTTAGCCCCCTGCTCTCCGAAGCGGATTAGTTTTACTTTGTCGCCCTCTTTAGCGGCTACTACGTGTGACTTCTTCGGATGATCTGGTGTACGCTTTGGCTTGTTGAATCCCTTCAAGCCGTGACGCTTTAGAAAATTTGCATACTTACTCTTTGCCATAAGGCAAATATAAGAAGTTTACCTGAGGCTTTCTCCGCCGGCCCACAGTACCAAAGATTTACGAAGACCAGAAGTTACTGGCGTTACCCTGTGCAGCAAGTAAGAAGGAAAGACAATAACGGTGCCCTGTGTCTTTGATGGAACGCTGTCATACTTTCCTGTTTTTATTTGTAGTTCTCCACCTGTGTAATCCTTCGGGTCACTGAGTTGCACCACCAAAGATAACTTTCTTAGAGACAACTCTCTTGGACCTATGTCAAGGTGCCAATCATAAAATCCTTCTTCTTCACCGTGATATTCCGTGTACTGGATACTATCAGTAAGTCCGCGTAAAGAAAAGTTCCACAAATTTTCGTTGGCAATCGCCATGTAGGACATCAAGCGGTCATATAGCCAATGAGTTCTGTGTATAGAATTATTAGCGCTGTCTAATGCGCTTATCCATTTTATATTTGATTTACGATACTCGGTCAAATCCATGTCCTTGCCTGCAATCTCTGCGGCTTGATAAGCGAATCCTTCAGTTAGTTTTAGGATAGCCTCAACCTCCTCTGTGTCAAAGGCTTTCTCAAAATAATACCACCCAGTCATATCTGGTTGGTTGTTTGATTCAAAGTATGGTATCAAATTCATGACTGTGGTTTATTACAAAATGAAACAAGTATATATCTCTTACCACTGTATACAGGGCGCCCTCCATGCCTATGCGTTACTTGACCTGGGTGTATGGTAATGTGACCTACCTCACCTATGTGTGTCTTGTTTTGATTATAGAAATACGTACCGCCACCAGTAAAGTCTCTGTTTAGTGTGAGTACAGAACTAATCACCGCATTGTCATGATGTAAGTCCAAATGACCCTGGGTATCTGTAGTGTACTTAATCATGAAGTTTTCACTGGTCATATTCGCCCAGTGTTTACCATGCAAATCCCACCTATGAATAGCCGCAGGGAACGCCCATTCATATAGTACTTTTTTGTATATCTCCTCGTATCCAAAAGACGATATAAGGGTATCCACTGTTGGGTAGAAGTCGTGTCTCTTTTTTTCCCAGTATGCTTTCTTTTCCGCCTCATCAATAAGCAACTCACAGAACTCCTCAGTAAACAGAGGGAATGATATTACGTCAGCAATAGGTTCTTCTATAATCATGTCCCACGCCTTTGTCTTAGCAGCAGGGTGTATCCATCTATCAATCCACTTGTCCCATTGACCGGACTTGAATATCTCAGTGTTTACTGTAGACTGTGTTCTGCTTGTCAGGTCGTTAGATTTCTGAGACGCAATATGATTCTTTAACGATAATGCTTTTGTATCTCTTGTTACCCAGTCCCAGTCTCCTCTTGGGTGCCTTACATATGTTGCCGGTATAAACTCGTCTGGAGCCGTGATGTAGTTCTGGAAGTTATGCTGTGTAAACGACAGCGCTCCCGCTCCTGTAACCATGTAGGCGTGCAGGTTGTAAGAGTATCCAGGCACCACAAGGTCTCCTCTATCTTCTTGATCTGGAGCCATAGGAGAACGGCCCAGGTAAATCATATGCCACTCATCTGTTGATGGTATGATACTCTCATCGAGTTTGTCTGTAAAGTAGAAATCCTCCTCGAATATAACTGCAACATCTACTTTGTCTGCAACAACCTTCTTCCAGGCGTTAAGGTGTGCAAGTCCACACCCCATCTCACCTACTGTAACTGGTTGATTCCACCAATTATTGTCGCTGTCTATTGCCCATCCGTCATGCGCGTGCCATTCATAATCATTAAACGTACGAGCGTCTACACCTGGAATGATTTCAACCTCACAGTCAATGCCCCCTAATAATATTCTTTGTTTGTATTTCTCCAACGCCTCGACACTGGTGTCCATTGAGATTACATATGCCTTGTCTATCATGGTGACTGGTTTTGATACGTGTATATTTTCAAGTAACGCAATCCACTCTTCCGTTACATTAGCCCAATCTCTTGATTGTATGTACTCATCCACAGGTCCCCAGTCCTGTATGTTCGTATCGAATTTACCCAGTGTTTCTCTCAAGCCCGCTATTGGATTGACTAATGGCTTTACATGATGTGCCAGCATCTCCAACGCTGTTATGCAGTAGGTTTCGTTGTAGTGAGTAGGGTAATACCAAGTCTCCATCCGTGACAAAAGACTATATAAATCTGCTAAAGAAAGATTCCCGTGATATGTTACATTTTCCATAGACTCTACACGACTCCTGTAATGTGCTTCAAAATAATCTACACCATACGAGGGTGTGCATATATGTAGATGACCTTCAATATATTTTTTGTCCAAGTCTGTTAACAGCGCATCTAATCCACGTTCTGCGTGTGAGGTATATATGTATGAATCCTTTTCTTTAACTGTGACTGGCACAAACAAAGATGTATCTACTCCGTTTCCTATCACGTGTGTCCTATCACCAAGAAGAGTAGCAAATGGCTCGTGGTTTAAGAAGTATTCTTTATGCCATTCTGTTAAGCAGATAATTGCATCCGTCTTCAAATACGCATCCTGTATGTCTTCATCTGACATTCGTTCACCCTTGTACCAATAGTGCGGGTGTTCATTGTGTAGCCAAAATACCGTCTTGGTCTTTGGAGTAAGATTGTAATACTTTAGGTAATGAATGTACGAAACACCAATAAGAACATCAATGTGTGGTAAAGAATTTACAAGTTCAAGTGGAACAAAAAGAACCGAACCAGAATCCCAGTGATTCTCATGCATTGGCTCTACCTGGCCTACAACGTATACGCTGTGTCCTTTTTTTGCTAATGACTTAGAGAGGTTTATGATACATTGTTCTGTACCACCAAGGCCTGGTGTCCAAGCGTTCCATTGCTCTGCATAGTAGCCTGCGTGAAAGACAATGTTCATAGTTCTGTATTAAAAAAAAATGTTTGGAACAACCTACCTGTAATCAGATTATGACCGAAGTAGTCCATGGATGTGTGGAATTGTTTGCCTCTATATAGAATGAGTCTGTTGTAGACATTCCCAATTTGACTAACTAATTCCCATTTAGTTACGTCCTGTGCTTCGTTGTCCCACTCTCCGCTGCTTTTGTTTGGCTCTGTTAATCCAGTGGCTTTATGTCTATAAAAACCAGTACCAGAAGAAAGCGGAGCGTTAGGAGTTAAGTAAACAACACCCGCCCAGTTTGTGTCTCCGTCTGAGTGTATCCAAGAACGATTTGCTGCTGTAGTGATTTGATAGGCGCCATTGTATTCGTCGGGCCAATAGGTTATGCTGCCAAACTTAGGAGCGATAATGCTTTCGATAATATCCTTTGCGCTTTGAGTCCAAAAACTTTTAGTCCTGGCTCCAGGAAAGTTACCAACTACATTGAAGTCCTGATCAAGCGCAAACTTACGAGCGCTGTCTGCATCCTCGTAGAAGTTGTCTACAATGAAAGTGCTGATGTGCATTTAGTGGTACGTATTAAATTAAATTAGCACCACTAAAGATACACTATCTAATCCGTTTTGACAAAGACAGACTTAATGACATATTCACCGGCCTCTAATGTATCAATTTGATTTAAGGCGTTTTGCTTCGTGGTAAAGTAACGTGTCTGATCATAAGTAGAAGGATTGTCTTCCTCAATAATCCACCCAAACGAACCCGAGGTACTAAGTCGTGCACCCTGTTCTGGGCTGTGTATGTAAAATTTTTCTTCTGTAGCCATTATGTTAGTCTTGTTATTGAAATTGCTCCGTCATCAGAATCCGTAGGAGTTACCCTGTGGTTTGTTGCTGTGCCTTGGAAAAGGAATGTTTCAAACGACAACTCTTGGCCGGCACTCACCTCTACTGCAAATGCAGTGGCTGTTGTATTTTTTTTACCAATACCTGTGGTTTCACTAAAGAACTGAAGATTACATCCACCTTCAATTGTAGTTCCATTAAGTTTGGCGGTTGCTCCAAACACACTTTCTCCTGAGTGGAAAGACTGCCAGTTGATGTTCCATGAAACCAAGTATGTACCTGCTTCGTCGAATTCAATTGTATTGGCAGAAAAGTCACCAGTAGTGGTTGTTGTACCACTTATCTCTTGAGATGCTATCGAAATAGTAGCGCCACTTGAACTGTACGTTTGCCCTGTTTGGAATAAATACTTGTCTGGACTATACGCTGCGCCTGCACTTCCTGTTGACCCTTTTTGTCCTGTAGGTCCCGTAGGTCCTGTTGAGCCTGTGGGTCCTGTTGAACCTGTAGGGCCTGTTGAGCCTGTAGGGCCTTGTGTACCGGTCTGTCCTTTTTGTCCTTTTTCTCCTTTTTGTCCTTTGTCCCCATCTGGACCTGTTGGTCCGGTAGGTCCTGCTGGGCCAGTAGGACCTTGTGACCCGGTATTTCCTTTGGTCCCTTGAGGGCCAGTAGGTCCAGTGGGACCGGTAGCACCCTGAGCACCTTGTGACCCGGTATTTCCTTTAAGTCCAGTAGGTCCTGTTGGACCAGTGGGTCCTGTTGGACCAGTAGAGCCTTGTGACCCTGTTTCACCTTTTTGTCCCTTCTCACCTTTTTGTCCCTTGTCCCCATCTGGACCTGTTGGACCAGTAGGGCCTTGAGGACCAGTAGGGCCTTGAGGACCAGTAGGGCCTTGTGACCCGGTATTTCCTTTAAGTCCAGTAGGCCCGGTAGGTCCTGTTGGACCAGTAGCACCTTGAGAACCTTTATCGCCTGTCTGTCCTTTTTGCCCCTTGTCACCATCTGGTCCTGTCGGACCGGTAGGTCCAGTGGGACCAGTGGCGCCTTGAGGACCTTGCGCCCCAGTATTTCCTTTAGATCCAGTGGGTCCTTGAGGCCCAGTTGCACCTTGGGGTCCTTGAGCGCCTGTTTGTCCTTTCTGACCTTTGTCTCCTTTGGTCCCTTGAGGGCCAGTAGGTCCAGTAGGACCAGTAGGACCAGTAGGGCCTTGTGCTCCAGTCGCTCCCTTGTCTCCATCTGGACCTGTAGGACCAGTTGGGCCTTGTGCACCTGTGTTTCCTTTATCTCCTGTTTGTCCTTTTTGACCTTTAGTACCTTGCGGTCCGGTAGGTCCGGTCGGTCCAGTAGGGCCAGTAGCACCCTGAGGTCCAGTAGCCCCAGTTTGTCCTTTTTGTCCTTTATCCCCATCCGGTCCTGTCGGGCCTGTTGGACCAGTAGGTCCTTGTGCTCCGGTATTGCCTTTGTCTCCTTGCGGGCCGGTAGGTCCTTGTGCTCCGGTATCGCCTTTGTCTCCCTGCGCCCCAGTCGCTCCCTTGTCTCCTTGAGGACCAGTTGGCCCTGTTGGGCCAGTAGCACCCTGCGGGCCTTGTGCTCCTGTTGCACCCTTGTCCCCTTGTGGGCCAGTGGGCCCTTGTGCCCCTGTTGCACCTTTATCGCCTTGAGGCCCTTGAGCCCCAGTCTGTCCTTTTTCTCCTTTGTCACCATCGGGTCCTGTTGGTCCTGTTGGTCCTGTTGGTCCTGTTGGTCCTTGTCCACCTGTGTTCCCTTTATCTCCCTGAGGTCCAGTTGGTCCCTGTGCTCCAGTCGCTCCCTTGTCTCCCTGAGGTCCAGTTGGGCCTGTTGGTCCTGTTGGGCCTGTTGGGCCAGTAGCACCAGTTTGTCCCTTATCACCCTGTGGGCCAGTGGGGCCAGTGGGGCCTGTTGGTCCCTGTGCGCCAGTATTTCCTTTATCGCCCTGTGCACCTTTGTCACCCTGTGGTCCAGTAGAGCCTGTGTTTCCCTTAGTGCCTTGTGGTCCGGTTGGACCTGTTGGACCTTGAGCCCCAGTAGCACCCTTGTCGCCTTGCGGTCCCGTTGGACCAGTGGCGC